TGTTTGTACTGATGAAGGACAGTTTGAAGTAGTAAAAGGTACACCAGATTTTATAAAACCGCAAGAACCACAACCTAGAGGTGATGCAATGACTATCAGTATGATAGATGTTCCACCTTATCCTTCTTTACCTAAATTCAATGCTGTTGAATTAGGAAAGCCAGAACTAGGTTGTAGAATAAGACCACAAAGAATAATGCGTTATACAATGAGAGATATCGGTGTATTAAAAGATAGAATTGATAATCTTGAATATTATACATCACTTTCATTATTAGAGCAAAGTGCAGAGCAATTAGTACTTAGTGATGCATCTGGAAATAATAGATTTAAAAATGGTATACTTGTAGATAATTTTGTTGGACACTCAGTAGGTGATGTAAAAAATAATGATTATACTATCGCCATGGATATTGAAGAAAGAGAATTAAGACCTTCATTTAGATTGAATGATGTTCAACTTCAAATGAATAGTGCAAACTCAAGCAATGTTACTAAAGCCGCAAAAGATGTTAGATTAACATTAGGTTCATCAACTGCCGCATTTGCTAATGGCGAAACAGTTACTTCAGGTTCTGCAACTGGTAAAGTTACCTATCAAGTAGGCACATTCTTATATGTTGAACAAGTTGGCAGTACAGCATTTAGTGCAGGCGGTGCTAACGCTGTTGGTGGTACTTCTGCGGCTACTTCAACATATACGGCCGCAATTACACCAACCGATGGTAAGTTAGTTACATTACCATATACACATGATATGATAGCAGAACAACCTTTTGCTACAAACGTAAGAAACGCATCTGGTTCAGCATTTGCATGGGTTGGAGATATTGTATTAAATCCAGATACAGATTATTGGGTTGATACAACAACTAAGCCACAAGTTAATGTAGAATTAGATATGAATACTCAAGCATGGGAACAATTAGCTAATTCTTGGGGTACTCAATGGGGAAGTTGGAGTACAGTACCAGGTACCACAAAAACAACGGCCAAAGTAGCTGGTAGTCACTTTTATAATCATAATTACGGACAGCACGGAGTGGTACGTAAAGTTACCACTAGTCAACGTGAAACTCGAAGTGGTGTGAAAATGAATGTTGGTAAGCCATTTGCTAAAGAAGTTGATTTAGGAGAATCAGTAAGAGATACGAGTTTAACACCTTTTATGAGGTCAAGAGTTATTAACGTTACTGCTACTGGACTTAAACCAAGTGGTAAATTCTTTGCATTCTTTGATGGTGAAGATGTTAATGAGTTTATGTCACAATGTAATTCATCATTCTCAAATACTAAAAGTGAAGGAACAACATTAGTTTCAGATAGCACAGGTAATATTTTTGCTACTTTCAGACTACCAAATAGTGCTAAAAGAAAATTTAGAGTTGGTAGTAAAGCATTTAAATTAACTGATAGTCTTACCAATGGTGAAGAATCATTAACATCTTGGGCAGAAACACAATATCATGCTCAAGGTATGAATCAAGTTAAACAAGGAACAGTTCTTAGTACAAGAAATGTAAACTTAAAAGTTAATAGTGTAACAGAAACTAAAACTTCAAGTCAGACAAATATGTATTCATCACACCATGGATACGGCTATGGCTATGGTGGTTATGGATATGGTTGGGGAGGCTGGTGGGGTCATTGTCATTTTGACCCGATTGCACAATCGTTTTTTGTTGACAACATGGAGGCTGGTAAAAATGCTCATGGTTCGACTGGAGTATATTTAACTAAGATTGATTTATTCTTCCAAGGAAAAGATTCAGCAGTCGGTACTGCTGTTGAAATTAGAGAAGTAGATGCGGCCACTGGTTTGGTTACTCCAAATCAAATACCTTTTGGTAGAATGGTTCTTGAATCTTCTGATATCAATATTAGTGATGACGGAACTAAACCAACACCTGCTGTATTTGAAACACCAGTATATTTATTAGCAGGCAGAGAATATGCTTTTGTAGTTAAACCTACTAATGGTAATCCTAATACGATTGTATGGACAGCTAAATTAGGACAAACAGATAAGATTACAGGTAATAGAGTAATAGTACAACCACATAATGGTAATTTATTCATATCATCAAACGATAAAGTTTGGTCACCTGCTCAAGAAGAAGACCTTAAATTTAGATTGCATTATGCTAATTTTGGAGTAGCACAATCTGGGTCAGTAATATTAAAGAATACAGATAAAGAATATTTTCAATGTGATGAAGAATCTGGTACAGCAATGTCAACTGTTGGTGAAACAGTTCATGGAGAAACAACTTTTGTTCTTAGTGGTTCAACAAGTGCAAACGTAGGACTTTCAGTACTTGGTGCATCTTCTGGTGCTAATGGAGAAGTTACATTTAGTTCTGGAACATCAATGAGAGTTAAAGGTGTAACTACCACTAAATTTACTAATGGTGAAACTATAACAGTTATGTTAGCTGGTGGTGGTCCATCAAGTACAACTGCTACAATTAGCAGTCAATCAACACCTACTGGTAAAGTTTACCATTATGATGCAACAACACAATCTAATACATTCATACATCTATCGGAACCAAGTGGTACTTTTGCGGCCAATACATATCTAAAAGGACAGACTAATAGTGGTACTGCAAGAATTATATCTTTAGATAATATTGTAATGGACACATTTAATACACAACTTAGTAACATGATTTTACAAGATACGACTTCTGGATTTTCAGGTAAATTTGCAACATCAACTTCTGCAAGAGATAGTGCATATGTTAATGTTGCTGATGGAGAAGATAGTACATTTGATGCTAGACGTTTTGTACTTGGAAAAACAACTGAAACTTCAGGATTAAGCGGACAAAAATCTGCTGAAATAAAAGTTACTATACAGAATGCTAATAATAAACGACATTCTCCAGCGATAGATAATGATAGAGCGGCATTGTTCGCAGTAGAAAATTTAATTAATAATGATACTACTAATGAAGACGGTGCATCTGGTGGTAATGCTTTAGCAAGATATATAACTAGAACAGTAGAACTTGCTGATGGACAAGATGCTGAAGATTTAAAAGTATTCGTTACTGCATTTAAACCTGCATCATCAGGCTTAAAAATTTATTACAAAATATTAAATAACGAAGATAATGATTTAATCGAACAACGTTCTTGGGTAGCAATGACACAAGTAACTTCTGCATCAGAAGTTTCTGATTCTAAAGCTAGTGAAGATTTTAGAGAATTTGAATTTACTATTCCTGATGCAAATAAAACAGGAAGTAGTGACCAAGTACAATATAACAATACATCAGGAATAACATTTACTGGATTTAAGTATTATAAGATTAAGATAGTATTAACATCTACTACACCAGCAGTTATTCCTAGAGTTAAAGATTTACGTGCGATAGCATTACAGATTTAGTATTATGGAAGATTTATTACATTATGCAAAAGTAACAGGTAAAGATAATCTGGTACGAGATGAAGAAAGTGGTGCTATTTTAAACGTTGATAATAAAGGATTAAACGCTTATAGAGCGGCCAGAGATAATAGAATAAAACAATTAGAAAAAGAAGAAAGAATGGAAAACGAAATTGATAATATAAAAAGTGATGTTTCTGAAATTAAAAATTTACTTAATGAATTAATAAAGAGGACTAATTAATGGCATTAGCAAATGTTGCACTAACTGATACGTTTCAAACGTGGGTAACACGTACTAATCTGACGAGTAATCTGATTAATACTATTGTGCCTTCAGTTAATACTCTTAGTGCTAATAGTGTTACTGGTGGTACATTATCAATCACTGGTGCGAATGCAGTTATAACAGCGGCAAATACTGATATTAAAAGTGGTAAACTACTAGTTACTGCTAATGCAAAGTTTAGTGGAACTGTTGAGGCCGCAACTTATAGCGGTTCAGGTGCAAGTTTAACAAACGTACCTGTAACATCAAACAACCAATTATCTGACTCGATTGTTGGTACTGCTGAAATTGCGGCAAGTGCTGTAACATCTGGTGAAATAGCAACTGGTGCTGTATCTGCTGGTAAAATAGGTACTGGTGGCGTTTCAGCTAATACACAAGTAGCTGATGGTGTTATCGGTATGGAACACATGGGTTCAAGTAGTGTCGGACCAGGACAATTAACAAGTTCTGCTGTATCTGCTGGTAAGATAGCAACTGGTGGTGTTTCAGCTAATACGCAATTAGCGGCTAGTATTGTAACAACTCATGCAATGGGTGCTAATGTTGGTGTTGATACTTTAAGAATTACAGGTAATACTTACATGAGAACTCCTGTTGGTAATACTGGATTAAGACCTGGTGTACCAGCTAAAGGATTTATGCGTTACAATGATGAGAATAGTGCATTAGAAATTCACTCAGGTTCATCTTGGGAAAATGTAGGAAGTGGTCTAACTGGTTCGATTGTTGCTTATACTGCTAATACTGTTCCATCTGGTTATTTAGAATGTAATGGTGCGGCCATAAGTAGAACTGATTTCTCAGCATTATTTGCTATTATTAGTGATGATTTTGGACCTGGTAATGGTTCGTCAACATTTAATTTACCAGACTTACGTGGTGAATTTATTCGTGGTTGGGACCATGGAGCTGGTAATGACCCAGACGTAGCATCACGTACTGATAGAGGTGATGGTGTAACTGATGACCGTATTGGTACTAAACAATCTGATGAGATAAAATCACATAATCATGCTCACCATTTACAATCAATCAGATGTCTTAATAATTCTGGCACAGGTATTTTTAGTATTGCCCAAGACACTACTGCAGGTACTACACAATCTACGGGTGGTAATGAAACAAGGCCACGAAACGTTTACATGATGTATATTATTAAATTCTAGGTATAATATATGCAAATTTATAATTACAATAGATATACGGGAGAATATACTGGACCATCAATAGCTACTCCAAATCCAATAACTGTTGGAGAGTATCTTATTCCTGCATATGCAACAACTGAGTCTCCACCTTCAACAACTGTTGATGAATTAGCAGTATGGGATAATGGTGCTTGGATTAAAAAGGATATTAAAGAAGATATATTAGAATATAAATGGCAAGAAATAATAAGTACAAGAAATCAATTATTACAAGATAGTGATTGGACAGTATTGGTAGATAGTCCATTAACTACCAGCAAGAAAAAAGAATGGAAAAAGTATCGTCAGGAATTACGTGATTTAACATCAACATTCTCAAAGACAGATACAATAACATGGCCTACAAAGCCTGAATAAATTTATATAAATAGATAAAAGATGTTTAATAAATAAGAGAGAAATATGGCAGCCTTAGCAAATGTAGCATTAGCAAATACGGTCACTCAGTTCGTTACTAGATTTAATGAATTGAATACTCGTATGACTAGTTTAACTACTGCTGATGGTCAGTTATCGGTAGCTAATACAAATATAACTGGAGATACTTTGTTGGTTTCAGCAAATACTAATATTAGCGGTACACTTAAAGTAAATGGAGCAGAAATAACATCATCAGCAACAGATGAAGATACATCAGTTGCTTTATCAATGGTATTATAGGATAATTAAAAATGGCAAATGCATTTAAAACATATACAGCAAATACAATCGGTTTTGAAGTAACCAACATTAATACGACTGCAGGTGGTGCAACTGAAACTATTATAGGACTAACATTAGCAAACGTAACAAGCGGTGCGGTTGAGTGTAATGTAATACATTTTAGTAGTGCAGGTGTCACCACTAGATTATTAGCAAATGCACCGATACCTAAAGGTGGTGCTTTAGTTCCTATTGGTGGTGAACAGAAAATAGTAATGGAGGCAGGTTGTTTGATAAAAGTCTCTACAAATACTGCTAATTCTGTTGATGTTATACTTTCTGTATTAAAACAAACATAG